AACGCCCCCTATCCCGCGCCGCGGATTACCCGCTTGCTTGGGGGCACGGGAGTACCTTTTGCTGGCCTGATGAGAGTTTTTTTTCGAATGCCAACATCACAAAAGGGGGAGCGGGGTTTTTCATTTGGCAGAAGAGAGCGCGGCGTTAAGCGACTGGTTGAAAATGGTTTGGAATTCGCGGGCAACAACAGACTTCGCAAGCCTTGGGAGATCGATTCGTTTTCTGTAACTGGTGCGAGAAACGAAGATGAATACAGGGACGGCTGCTTTCTCGCCTTGTGCGTCCAGAATTCGGCGGTAGATTCCGGGCGCTTTGAAATGGGATGTCTTGTTTGTTCGTTGCGGCGAGACAATGAAGTAACCCTGGCGCGTGGCGCGCTTGCCCTTGCCTTTGAAAAGGCTCATGCCAGTCTTGAGCGCCCCCAGTATTTCCTGCACCGTGGCGAGCTTGGGATTGCCGTAGCGGTCAGTGGACATGCCTTCACCCGTCGAGAGCGACCAGCCTGCCGGGAGAATTCCGCGCTGACGGAATATCTTTTCCAGCGGTTTCGTACCTCTGGCCCCGCCCTCGAAATGCGCCGCGAGGATGTTGGCAGGGGATCGTCCGCGCGCAGGCGCTTTGTCCTTGATTCCAACCGTGGCGGCCAGGCTGGTTTTGGTGGCGGGCGCCACGAACTGCGCGCGCGCGGTGTAGGGGCTGGCCGACTCGAACGCGCTGGCCATGGCGTTGCGCAGTTCGGTTTCGACGCGCTTGGCGGTTTGGGTGAGCGCACGGGCGGTGGCGAACGGCACCTGTCTGCGCTGCACGTTGTCGAGTTCGCGCACGGCGGAACGGGTATCGACGTTGATGGTGATCATTTTTTTGTCTCGCTCCGGCTGTTGTGGATGGTGGTAGAGAGCAGGGCCCGCGCTTCTGCAAACCACACGTCTGCGGCACGCGGACGGCGCGGGATGACATAGGCCAGCGCCCACATGCGGCGCAGGTGCGGGTTGGCAACTGAGACTGACGCGTGTTTCCGCATCAGCGCACCACGCGCAGGCTGGCCTGAGCTTCGAGCGATTCGATGCGCTCGGCCATCTTCATCAACCGGCGGGTCGCCTCGATGTATTCGCGGCGCAGTTCCGCTGCGGCGTCGATGGGATCGGTGGGTGCGGGGACGGTGTAGCCCAGGTCGGTGCAGATATACTGCATAACGCAGTGCACGCCGGCCTGGCGTGCGATACGCATCAGGTGCATGAGCTGATCGGGGTTGAGATTTTCCCGGCGGTCGGCGTTCAAACAGTCCATCAACCAGCGCGCGGCGTGATCTGGCTTGAGGTCTGGCCTCATCTGAGTGGCGACGGCCTTGGGGCCGCCGCAGGCGGCAATGGCATGGCGGGCGGCGTCACGCCAATCGTCGAAAAATAGCGGTTCCTGAGTCATGTCCGACGCCCTCCGATTTTGTCGGACAGCCTCGGACACGCTTGGCGCGGACGTGCGGCTACGATTCGGCGCATGGCAAACCTCATCAGTCAATCGGAAAAAAATGCCGCCCCCGTACAGGCGGGCGGCGAAGTGGGGAGGAGACGGCATACATGCCCGGTATGCCAGCAGGTAAAGGGTTGCGCTGGCAGGATTCGAACCTGCGACCTCCGGCTTATGAGGCCGGCGAGCGCCGCTGCTCCACCACGCGAAATCATCAGACGGCGTCCTTCTCTCGTATCTCGGGCTGATACGGAAACAGGTCAGGCCGCTCCAGCTTCACCTTCGCCGGGATGCCGCGCACTATCCAGTTCTGGACGCGCTGAACCCCGCCCTGCTTTGGAATGCCAAGAAGCTCGGCGACCCTTGCCGGGCCACCGAGCTCTGCGATGCGTTTCTGATCTGTGTTCATGCAGCACATTAAACACCACGTTTACTACGTTGTCAATCACTGCGCGCTTGCTGAATGTGTCCCGGCAGACGATCACCAATTGGGAATGCCTGGGCATATCGAATTCGCTGACACAAGCCCGCTTCGGCGGGCTTTTTTCGCCCGCTGGAAAAATAATTAAACGTGATGTTGACTTATTTATAAACATGGTGTTTAATTGCTCCATGCCGCCCGTCATGCGGCCAGGAGACCACGAGCGATGGAAAAGATCAGTACCTACACCCCCGGCAAGATTGTGGCAGACCCGTGTACCGGGCGCGTTCACCCATGGAACCGCCCGCGTTGCGTGGTCGAGGTCGCGCAACCCAAACCCGGCATCCCGCTGTACCGCCTGGCGCACTATGCCAGTCTCGGTGCGCGCCAGCCGAACGCCGCGGCCGCGTATCGCAACCTCACCGTTCGCCTGCACGGCGGCTACAGCGGCGACCTCAAGTGGGCGCTGCGCATGTGTAAGCTTGAGCGCGAGCACCGCATCGCGCGCCGCAGATATGCGCCGAAATATCTCGCCAGACTGCCGTTCGACGAGCACGTCGCCCGTGAATCGCGCGTGCGCGCCGGTCTGTACATCACCCGCGATGGCGACACACTCGTTGCGCCTCGCGCCGAGCCGGGTTGGGTTGAGGTTGGGGTGGCAGCATGATTTACACATCCACCATCGACGGCGTTCCAGCCATGCTGATCGAGCGCTGGAAGTACGCCCACGCCGTGCCCACCATTGCGCGCTGGCGCGCGCTGTCGCAATTGTGTGCCAGCCAGGCCATGCTGGACTTCGTTGCCGGCAAGATCGAGCAGCACGACGATCTCGCCCTGCTTGCAGACGTGGCTCACCGCCATGGGCTGATGATGCAGCCCATACGCTGGGAGGCCGCCGCATGAATCACCGAGAGCCCAGCGATGAAATCAACTCTCGCCTCGCCGAACTGGGCGACCGCATCGTCGCCATGTTTAGCTGCGCGGCACTTGTTGTACTGGTCGTTTTAATCGCCACCGGCACCCTCTGACTCTGACGGAGAAACGTATGAACACCCTGCTCGTTTCGCACCCAGCGCCCGCCTGCATCCTCCCCATCGACCACCCCGCGCGGGCAGTAATCAACTCCACCAAAACCGACATCCGGCAAACCTTCAACCTGCACCGGCACGCGCCATACCCAACGGGCGACGACCACGACCGCATGCAGGCCGACGACTGTCTCAGCGCGCCTGGAGGCTGGGAATGACCGGCGACTTTGATACCCATCTCCATTTGGTTGAATGAGATGGCAACAGATATTGATCTGCTGAAAGCGGCTGCCAAAGCGGCTGGCATCGAGGCCGAATGGCATTACGGATGCGGTGATGCGCTGCACCTGACTGCAACCGATGCACCCACGATCTACTGGAACCCGCTGCGCGACGATGGACAGGCATTCCGGCTCGCCAATGCTCTGCGTCTAACTGTGTATCACGCCGAACTGGCCGTTGTAGTCAGGCACAAACAGCATTCGTGGGAGTGCACGTGGGAGTTGATGGGCGAAAGCGAGAACGAAAACAACATGGACAGAAACGCCTTGACGCGCCGCGCCATTGTGCGTGCCGCCGCTGCAATGGCTGTAGCCAGATGAAGATGACTCCGCACAGGGTACAACTCAGCAACAAAAAGGACTGGAAGATGCCGGAAAACACGGTGAACGTTGACCGCGAAACAAAATGGTCAAACCCATTCATCGTCGGGAAACACGGCACACGTGCCGAATGCGCCAACCTGTTTGAACTGCTGCTTGGCGGCCTAATATGCGCGTCAAAGGATAACATCTTGGAACAAGAAGCCTATCTTGAAATGGCTAAGCGTGATATCTGGCAACTGCGCGGGAAAAACCTTGCTTGCCGGTGTCCAGAAAACGTTTCATGCCATGCCGATACGTTGCTTGTCGCTGCAAACTTTATAAAGGACAAGAATGAATGAGTTGGCTTTATTCGCGGGCGTTGGTAAGACGGCGATTGCCGAGAAACCAGAAATGGTGCGGTCGGTGTATTTCGACCAGACAGAAATACTGCGCGGGATTATGAAGCTGCACAGCCCGGAAGGGTTTGACTGTGAGAAGCCTTCTAACGCCATAGCTCAGGGGCGCGAGCCGGGCCTTTCCGGCGAAGCGTCCCTTGGAGCGGAGGGTTAGAAGGCATGGACAACGGAGCGACGTGCACGATGTGCGGAAGATACACAAGCAACAAGGACGGCACGCCAGACGGCGGGTGCTTGCTCTGCGGAGATGACGACGAAGCGCCAAACCTGCGGGAGATTTGGGCCGCTGCCGACAAGAAGGCAAAAGACTGGCGCGAGGCCGGCGAGGAAAAGCTGCTGCGGCAAATGCTCGACGCACGCGAAGGGTTGAAGTCGCTCGGCTGGCGCGACGGCAAATACGCGCCGAAGGACGGCACGCGGTTTCTGTCGATTGAGGATGGCAGCACGGGCGTTTTTCCGTGCTACTGGATGACCAACAAGCACATGGCGGAAGGCGGTGGATTCTGGAGCGAGGCGCATGGCGATTTGTGGCCGACGAACCCAACGCTGTGGAAGCCGATGCCTTCTAACGCTGAGGTAAGCGGCGGAGCTGCTTTTCCGCCGTCCGCTTGACCTAATTGTTGGGCATGACAACTTTGGAGAATGAAATGGACGAAATGCATGACCTTTTTGGAGTGTTTGATGACCCCATTACGGAAGCAGCGCGAATGCTGGCGACACACGATCTTGTCGTTGTTCCCGGCAGCGTGATGCGTGACTGCCTGGATGTTTTGCACATCTTGGTATGCGATTCCGAAAGCGTGGAAGAAGCGATGTTGACGCAGGCATTGATCCACAACATTGAGGCGGCCTGGGCGCAAAGCATGACGCCCAACGCTGAGGTAACAGGCGCATGACAGCAAGCGAAGCGCCGCTGGCAGGCGTCCGTGTTGACCGTGGTGTTATGCGCGTGGCCGCACTATTTGTGCAGCCTGACGGATGCTACGCGGGACTGCCGGACGTTGATGCTTGGCCGGAGCAACGGGACGCAAGGCGCTACTCCGGGCCGCTGCCCGTGGTGGCGCACCCGCCGTGCCAGTTGTGGGGCGCGATGGCGGTTGTGAACTATGCCCGGTGGGGCGGCGAGCACAATAAGCCAGGGAACGACGGCGGCTGTTTTGCGGCGGCGCTTGAAAGCGTGCGGCGGTTTGGCGGGGTGCTCGAACACCCGGCGAAAACGAAAGCATGGTCAGCGCACGGACTGGCGAAACCGGCGGCGATTGGCTGGCATATGACCATCGATGGCGGATGGGTGTGTGAGGTTTGGCAAAGCGCTTACGGGCACCGCGCCAACAAAGCGACGTGGCTTTACTACCACGGCACGAACCCGCCGTTTGAACTGCGGTGGGATCGCCCGGAAGGAACGCACCAGATCGGGTTTCACGACCAACGAGGGAAGGCGGCGAACAAGCCGACCCTAGGTAAGCGAGAGGCGAACGCCATGCCTTTGGAATTTCGGGATGAACTGCTGCGCCTGGCGTTGATGGCGCATAACGCGAAATAGACAATCACAGGAATCACGAATGACCGAATTCATCCTCTTCTGCAGCGCCTTCACCACCGTCTTCGCGCTCGGCTTTCAGCAGCAGAACGTCATTCATCGGCATTTCCGGTCGGCAGCGCTCACCAGCTTCGCCATCGGCGCCAGTCAAATCTATCTCTGGCGCACTCTTCCGGATTCCAACTGGAGCGAGATTATCGCCACCCTGATGGGCGGGCCGGTCGGCATCATCGCGGCCATGTGGCTGCACCCCAAAATCCTCAAGCACAAAAGGTAAAAAATGGCATCAGTCAACAAGGTGATTCTGGTAGGCAACCTCGGGCGCGATCCGGAAATCCGCTATTTGCCGAGCGGCGACGCGGTTGCAACATTGAATATCGCCACCACCGAAACCTGGAAAGACAAAAACGGCGAGAAACAGGAAAAAACCGAGTGGCACCGCGTGTCCATGTTTGGCCGGCTGGCCGAGATTGCCGGTGAATACCTCAAGAAAGGCAGCCAGGTCTACATCGAAGGACGCATCGAAACCCGCAAGTACACTGACAAGGATGGGGTAGAAAAATATGCGACCGAGATCAAGGCCAGCGAAATGAAAATGCTGGGCGGCCGCGCGCAATCCGGCGATAGCGCGGCCAGCGGATCAGATTCATCCCCCGCAAGAACCCCTGCCAGTGCACCGCCCAGCGGCCTGGAAGAAGACGACATTCCGTTCTGAGGACGACATGCCAAGATCAGCCAAACCCAAGCGCGCCTACAAGCCGCGCCCCATCGTCAAGCCTCTCAAGGCTCGCAACGACTGGGTGATGGAAGGCGAAGTCCATGCCGCCCTGCTTGCGCTGCAGGCCGACCAGGTGCAAGAAGAACACCTCGCCATGCTCGCCAGCCACGCCGACCTTGTGCGCCGGCTGGACACCGCACCCTTCCACGCCAAGCGCCATGCACAGACCATCGTGCGGATTCTCGCCGCGATCATGCAGCGGCCAGGCCATCCCGTCACCCAGCTCGAACAAGCCGCCATCCGCGCCGCCATTCAGGTCACCCTGCCCGTCATGCGGCAGGCAAGCAACTACGCCGTCGAACGAGCTGCGCGAGCCGCATGGCACGCATTCAACCGGGACGGTGGGTTAAAAGTGGACATCTGACATGCCCCTCATCACGCGGCAACAGCTCTGCGTCGAACTCGCCACCAGCGAATCCACCATTCGCAGGCTCGAACTCTTTGGGCTACCATTCACCCTCGTCGGCATCCGCGCCAAGCGCTACGACCTGGACGAATGCCGCAACTGGCTGAGGGAGCATCAATGTCAACCTGGATCGACAAAAACGGCCGCCGCCATGTCGGCATCATGGCCGGGGGCAAGCGAATTCACCGAATCCTGCCGCAAGGTGCAACTGCGGGTGATGCCAAGCTCATAGAAGCCGAGTTGCGCGGCGCCATCGCCCGGCAAAAAACCGTCAACATCCCCGGCGACCCGCCCCTGACCGACATCATGGGCCTCTACATCCTGCACGCCGACACCCTGCGCAGCCCGACCAGCGCAAAACAGCACGCCGCCCGCATCGGACGATGGCTCGAGCCCTACCGCGCCAGCCAGTCCAGGCAAGCCGCCGCGCACATCGTCAAGGACATGACTGGGCACTATGCCGCCGGCACCATCAACCGCAGCCTCGGCACCCTTAAAAAAGCCCTTCGCCTGGCCTGGGAGCACGGCCACATCCCCATCGACTACAGCACACACGTCAAGCGGCTACCAGAGAACAACGCCCGCAGCACCTACCTCACCATCGAACAGGTCAAGAAACTCGCCGACAAAGCCAGCGAGAACACCCGCGCCGCCATCTGGATCGCCATGCTCACCGGCGCCCGGCGGGGCGAAATCTGCAAGCTGCGCCAGGAAGACATCGGCCGCGACAGCCTCCTCATCCACGCCGGCAACACCAAAACCCTGCGTACCCGCACCGTTCCAATTGTCCCGGCCCTGCGGCCTTGGCTCAAATACATCCCCTTGCAGATCAACTGCGAAGGCATCAAGACCGGATTCCGACGCGCGCGCGAAGCCGCCGGCATGGAACACGTCAACTTCCACGACCTTCGTCATAGCTGCGCCAGCGTGCTGATTGAAGCCGGCGCCGACCTCTACACCGTTGCCAAAATTCTCGGACACGCCAGCGTTAAAACCACCGAGCGTTACGCACACATGCAGATCGAACGCCAGCGTCAGGCCATGTTAAAAGCGTTCAAGAGATAGATAGACCATTTTGCCAACACCGGCAAAATGGTGGGCGCGACAGGGTTCGAACCTGTGACCCCTACCGTGTGAAGGTAGTGCTCTACCACTGAGCTACGCGCCCGGATTGCACCGGAAATTACACAGGGCCAGCCGAGAACCGCTAAAACACAGGGTAAACCCCTGCCGTGTGAAGGCAGTTGAAGCCTCCTGACAGGCTTTGAAGGCGCGTGGTTGACGCCTATGCGCGGCTGTGGTGGCCTGTAGTAGGCAGCAAATTACACCGGAATTACACAGGGCCAACCCTACCGGGAGTGACGAGCGCGTTATACAGTAAGTTTTGCATCACGTTGCCTCTAACCTGGGTTAGAGCGCGATGCCGGCGCTCCATGCGCTGCCTGTCCTGACGCACAGTTTCGACTCGGACTCGACCCACGCGAGCCAGCCTGTCTGTGGTGCATAGAAAACCCACGCAGCGTCGATCCAGATGGCGACGTTGCCAGCCTGCCCCGACCATGCGCCGGTCGGTGCGGTGCCAACGATGTAGCGGTCGCCGTTGGCCGGGCTGACAGGCGGGGTATCGAGGGTGCGGCTGATGACGGACAGCCCGACGATCGCACCCAGCATGACCAGATTGGCGTCCATTTCGGTTTTATACGGATCGCCGAGCGTCCAGTTGTAGCTGAGCGGCAGGTTTGGGTGAGTCGATGCGGGCATGGTCAGAGTCCTCCGTAGTGTTGGCCGTAGGCAACGCCGTACCCGGCGCGGTAGACGGTGATGCGGTGTTTGCGCCAGCTGTCGAATGTGCCGCGCTTGCTGTAGAGTTCGAGCGTGAGGTTCATGTTCAGCCGCCCGCCGGGCAGGCTGGAATCGGCGGCTTCAGTGGCGGTCGTGTACGTCTGGCCGGTGCCCACAATGCCGCTGTAGGCGCGCAGCAGCGGGCCGCTGCCGGGCGGGAAGCTCTCACCGTAAATGTTCAGGGTATAGGTCACGCCCGGCTCGGGGCCGATATTGCCCTCGTCCTGGTGGACGATGTAGCCGGTTTGCGTGAGGCGGTCGCGGTGCGCCCAGGTCACGGCCACGTCGCCGGTGATGGCGAGCGGGTAGGGCGTCCCGTTGATCTGTACATTGCCAGGCGGATAGGGCAGCCCCTGCCGCCCGGTGAGCGTGACCGCCGGGCCATTTGACACAGCTACCTGCGCCCCTTCGCCCAAACCAGCCACTGGCGCGATATAGGCGTGCACGGTTTCACCTGGCGCGCGTATGATCCCCTCCGGCGCGGCGAACTCGTTGACGATGATCAGGCGCCGCCCGGCCGGATGCGCCACCGGAACGGTATCGAGCACGCCGCGCGCGAGGTTGATCGTGCCTGCCGTGGTATCAATGGCCAGCACCTCGACGGCCTCCGCAACATTTCCGGAGGAATCGAGGATGTAGCCATAGTCGCCTGCCGCCACGGGCGCGAGGTCATGCCCGCCAGTGTAGCCGATGGCGCCGGTATCCGCCGCCGCTTGTGGCAGCGCGGGCAGCGTCATGGCCGGCGCATAGTCGTCGGTGGCGCGGTAAACAGGCTGGGCGATGCCGTCGCCAGTGTAGAGATTGAAATTGAGCTGGGTGTCGTTCGCCACCACCGCCAGCGCGGCAGTAAACGTGTCACTTGCCTGCGTGTAGGCCAAATCGGCTGGGCTAGAATTGCGCGCCACCTCCCAGTATGGCACCTCGAACAAGAGCGATGCGTCTGGCGGCACGGGGGCAAGCGAGGGTGGAATAAAGCCAGGCTGCGTCAGAACAAGAGGCTGATCGTCAAACGCGAACACATCCTCCACGGCCTTGATGGTCACGTAGCCGGACTCTAGCGTGCCGTAATCGATGTCTGCCACCCGCATGATAATGCCGGTATCCAGGCCGAGTTCCGGCCACGTCAGCCGGAAAACGTCGCCTGGGTACAGCATCGCGCCATCGCGCAGCACCTTGAGCGTTGCGCGCGCCAGCGGCGTGCTGAAGATGCGCAGATCGCGCGCCGCCACGCGGGCGGCAAGGTCATCATTGGTAATACCTGGGTATTCCATCTTGCGTGTCACGACGCCGCCCTGCGCCTGGATATTGGCCAGATTCTGCACAGAGACCGTTTTCGGCTTCCAGGTGGCACGGTCGGTGTAGACCACACTCACCTCGTTGACGGTCTCGCCCAGCCCGGCGCGCTCGAACGATTCGAGCGCGTGCACATTGTGCGGCCCAAGCCACGGCAGCGCGTTGATGTCGTAGTCGCCACGTAGCAGGCGCAGTTTAAATACGCCACCTACGCCCATGTCCTGATACAGCACACCGCCGATGTGATCCAGTACGATCTGGATGAAATCTCGAATCGGTTGTTGCCTGGTAAAAATAAAATTTAAACAGAACGACTCGTTGTATAACTGATTTGCGGCTTCAGTGAACGATTCGTCATCGATCTGGCTATACGGATAACCCATGCCCCATTCTGTATCGGTGAGGCACTCAAAAATTATCCCTACTGGCGACGCGCCGTCGCCATAGCATGACCCCTCATTATTGCCATGCGTTTGAACCTTTCTAAAGACCCTCACCGCGATGGGCTTGATATAAGGATTGTTCGCACTCAGCATCGGCCTGCGTGCCACCAGCGAGACGACATTTCTGAATGCTGGCACAGTTCCCAGCTTACCGGCCAGGTAGTCATTGACACCCTGGTCAGGCCCGCCCATCAAAACATCAAAATAGCCTTTAATTCCCCCCTCGCGCTTGTCTCCTCCCCACAGCTTCGGCGCGTCAACAAAAATTTGTTCGTCTGCCGCACCACCCGTCCACGCTGTGCGTTCTCCGTATTGAATCTCTCTTATTGCATCCGCTTTTCGGCACAGCACAAGGTGCATGCCCATGTAATAACGGTAGCCGGTGGTGCTGGATTTTTTTTTGCTACCCACCGCGCGCCTCCCGTGCCCGTGCGGCCTCTACCGCGCGCGCTGCCATCGCGTCGCCGGTGGCGAGGATTGCCGATGCAGGCAGCCCTTCGCGCAGGAATGCCATCCAGTCGAGACCGTGCCGCGCGAACCAGTCGCGCGCGCCCTGCGCGCATAGACGCGCCGCGCGCATGTCGTTCACCGTAACGATGGTCTCGCCGCTCACTTTTTACCGCCCTTGGTCTTGATCGGCTGGGCGTAGAGATCGCCGTACCACACACAGTTCGCGCCGGTAATCAGCACCTCTCCAAAAACCACCGGAATCTCGCGTCCTTCTTCTGCGGTAGGCACATCGAAATCAGAAATCGACGCGGGTTTGGGAGACGGCGGCTTGGGCGCGAGCGCAGCCTGAATCAGACTGCTCACGACAAAAACCAGCAACTGAACTAAAAAATTCATGTTAAAAAATTCCAGCGTTGAAAGGGTTTTTTTGCGGAATAAACGGAAAACCTCCGTAATTATCTAAATTGTTGAACCGGCTCTGGCAGGTCTCCATCGTTTTATCGCAGCCGCGGTAAAACCGCACCGCATCGCCAGGTGCGAATGACTCCGGCATCATCAGTGTAGCCATTTCGGCATCGTTTGCGACGATCATTGCCATCTTGTCGCCTGAAAGCGATTCCACCCATCCACCTGCCAGTTCGCCTGCTGGCAGCGTGCCAGGTGTAACGGCGATTTGTCTTCCAGAAACTGCCGTGAGCGCGGTGACAATAGGCACCGGCAGCGCCCTGCACAGATTGTCGTAAAGCACATGCGTGCATCTGCGCGCGTAGAGCTGACGCAGCGCGTTGCGTGCAAGACTTGCGGACGACGGCTCGCATTCAAGCCGTGCGCCATCTGCCGTCCATGCCACGCCAAGCACGCGCCCGCTCCAGAGCGTAGTGATTTGCGCCTCATCATCAAGCCGTTGCAGCCGAAAAACCGTCACAGCCATAACGCCAGGAATAGACAAGTCGCGAAACACGGCCAGCAACTCCAAGTCTCTTGCAACTTCCAAAGACAACGAGTTGCGCGAAGGTTCAGAAGACTGCGCAACCGCGCCACGCCTGATATAGCGCGCACTGTACACGCCATCAAATGGCTCATCAATCATGCCTGATGTATCGAAATCGTGCGATGCAGACGTGTAGCGCCAGATGCTTGTGCCGCGCGCGAAGCAATATAGCTCTACCGGATTCCCGTCTGCTTCAGATGTCTCAACTGATGAATAGGTCATGGCCTAGGTGCTTGTGTTTATTTTTCAATAACGCGGAAAATTAAATTGATCTCCAGCACGCCATCGGTATGCCAGATCAGATCCACCGCATCGTGATCCAGCCGCGCGCGCAGCAGCCGTGTAACGCACGCGTCAACAGGCAGGCTGGCGGTCGCGGGGGCAGCGAGATGTACGCGCGCCACGCCAGCCGATTGCGTGCTGATTCCCGCATATGCCAGGTTATGGCCATCGATGCTGAGCACTCCCGGTGTGCGCGCGAAATACGGCAACGTGCCGCGTACCATGTCGATATGGATATCTCCTGCCGCCACCGGCGCGGCCAGCGCCATCCCAGAGAGCGCATCGTCCAACCAGACCGGCTGCTGGCGTCCGCGCAGGTAATCGACCAGACCCAGCGCGTGTTCGATGGCGGCCTCTTCCGCTACCAGAATCCGGCGGCGCAGGGTGTGCCCTGGGTTGTCCGACACGCGCGCTACCCACGGCACGGCGGCCTCGTTATCCAGCACCTCGACCGTGGCCGAAAATTCGAAGCCCTGATCGTCCCACGTGCCGCCAAACAGCCGCGCGGAAAAAACGGGCAACCCGTCCCACGTTTCCTGTGGCAGCCAGCCCCCATCCTCTACCCGGCTGAACGGGCACGGCGCGAGCTCGATGTCCAGCACGGTATCCGTCACCCGCCCGGCCAGATGATCGAAACGCGCCGCCTGCCTGAGCGTGCCTGCAACCAGCGGATAGACGGCACTGCCGGCGCTTACCGGGCGTGCCAGAGGCTCAGTGATGGTCAACGTGTCCTGCCCGGAAACAGACGCATACACGACCTGATGTCCGTTGACGGGATCGGCAATGAGGATGACGCTTCCGGCAGATGGCTGGATGACGCCGGAATTAAATGTTGTCAAACCAGGCTCCAGTGGTTGCATGGCGCGCTGGAAGCGGCCCTGCACACCAGTGACTGTCAGCGTTGCAGCGCCCTTCGCTGATGCACCTGCGCGCCGTTTGAGATGCGGCAGCGGAATCAGCGCCTGACGGCCCTGGTTGCGGGCCACCCAGTCTGCCAGCACCACCGCATCGCTCCCTTCGCCTCTGGTCAGGCGCATCGTGAGCGTGCGGCGCGGGCGCAGCCGCAGCGCGTGGCGTTGTTCGGGCACGCCGTTCATGCGTTGCGCCTCGGAACCATCACATCGGTGCGCCACTCCAGCCGTTCGCGCACTTCGGCGACCCAGTTGTGTGGCCAGATGAAAACATCGGGCGTTGCATGTTCGCGCCACAGCACCTCCACGGCCTGGTGCGCCATACGTACCTGTGCCGCTGCTGTTTCCAGCACCTCCACGGCCTGGTGCGCCATACGTACCTGTGCCGCTGCTGTTTCCAGCGCCTCCACGGCCTGCTGATCGAGCCTGGTATCTGCCATTTAAGCGCTCTCCACACCGAATTCTGCGTTGTTCACAGCAGATTCCGTCCAGGCCACGTTACCGTTCGGGTTGCGCTCCCACAGCGTGAGATACGCCCCCGCCAGTTGCAGCAGCGGTTGCGCGGTCGCGTCCGGATAGTTTATCGACCCCACGCGCACCACATGCTTGAGGTTAGCCGCGCCCGCATCGGTTTTGCGGGCGATGCTCACCGCCTGCACGCCCAAGATCGATGGTGTCGCCATTGCGGGCAGGTCGGCGTAGGCGTAGGTGTCGCGTTGCCCGGTCGCGGTGGACTGTACGTAATCGGTGAGGTCGGTATCTGCCTCATCCACGTTCTGCCAGTTCGCACCTGCCGGCGTTGGCGTGAACCCCGTGTTCGCACCTGGCCCGGTTGGGCGCAGTGTGTCCACCCGCGCATCGCCGATCCAGGTGTTGTTCATTGTGCCTGCCGCATTGGCGATATAGAAATCGTCGAAATCTGCGGCGAGACGGTTGCGCTCGATAAACGGCGCGCCTATCCCATAGCTCTTGAAATCGCCGCCCAGCAAGCGCGTGTTCACGCCTGCCAGCGACAGCCAGCCGACGCCATTGACGCGCACCTCGATAATGCCGGCGCTGGTTGAATTCAGCAGCCGCCATTCGACGTGATTCCACACCACGGCCGCAATCGCTTTCTGTGTGGCGCCGATGCTGATGCTATTGCGCAGCACGTCCAGCGTGCCGTCACTGCGCACCACCAGCTCGATGATCACGTTCGTCGTCGTGTCGCGCACCCAGAACACAGGCACATTGTCGGCCCCGATCACCGGAGCGCGAAACGCCGCGCCCATGAAAACCTGCGTTTGCGCAGCATCGAGCGTTTTTCCGTAGCCGCCATCGGCGGCATTGTTTACGGCGGGCAGCCGGATCGCATCCGACCCTGCGCGCCGGCCAGCGATTTTCTGCGCGCCCGGATTGACCTGTGTGGCCTTGCCGAAGCCAAGCGCAGGCTGCATGTTCTCGTTCAGCGTCTGCGGATTCCACTCGAAACCGTCAATAAAAAGCAGGCTCATGACCCATCCTCACAGATTGAGCGCCGCGCGGAAGGTTCCGGCGTTGCGGCGCACGATGTTTTCGATGACCTTTTCCCCGGCCGGCGTGGCGAGATGTTCATGCGTGACTGCCGGATCGACGGCGTTGACGATGGTCACGCCCATCGTGCGCAGCCCCGTGTTTCCGGCGGCAGGCGCCGGCAGGTTCACCAGCCCACCATCGGCATACGACAGGCGCGGCATCGCCGGCACGAACCCGCCGGTGGCAAAGCGGTGCAGGTTGGCGAGCGCCGTCACGCCAAGCCGCCGCACGGCCTCTTGAGGAAACACGTACTCGCCACGGTGTACCACGCCCGCTGGCTCGTACTTGCCGCCCGCGCCGGTGTAGCCGCCTGAGGCGAAGCCGAATAGCTTGAAGAAACCGGAAAACAGCGAACCCAGCCCGCCGCTACCAGACCCGCCAAACAGGCCTGAGAGCGCATTGCCAAGCCAGGAGAACAGGCTGGAAAAGCCGTTTTTCAGGTTATCGAATAATGTCGATATCTGACCGAAGAGGCCACCGAACAGCCCGCCTTCAGCATTCAGCCCGGCGGCATCGATCTTGAGCGGATCGCGGCTGATGGTGTAGACCGGATTGGCCGCGGTGCCGTCCGGCTTGCCGCTTCCGCCACCAATCAGGCCGGAAATGAACCCGCCCAGCCCGCCGGTTGCGCCGGCCTGCCCGGTGGGCAGGATCGCGCCCAGAATCTGCTGCGAGAGGTTTTTCGCCACTACCGCCTGCACTTCGGACACGATCGAGCGCAGGAAGGCGCGCAGCGCGTCGGCTGCCGTGGCCGCGCCGCTTCCGATGTCCGCAAACAGCTTTTCGAATGCTGTCGATACCGCGCTGTTGATGCGCGTGGCCACCGAATCGACCACCACGTTCAGCTCTGCCAGCCCGGTTTTGTACTGCGCAATCTGCGCCAGCGCTTCCGCCCCGAACAACTGCGGGTTCAGCCGCGCCAGCTCTTCCAGCTTCGCTACCAGTGCCGTGGTCGTGGCGAGCGTCTCGCGCCGGGCGGCGTTGATCTGTGCCTCGGCGGCGGCCTGCGGCAGCCCGAGGTCGATCTGGTTTTTCAGCGCCTGCTCTTTCTCGCGCAGCGCAGCCAGTTGCGCATCGATCTGTTTTTCCAGCGCGGCAAACTGCGCCCTGATCTTGTCTGCCTGCGCTTGTGCCAGCCCGGCGGCGGCCTCGCGCTTGAAGTCGTCCAGCTTCGCCTGCGCCAGTGCAATGTCGGTATTGAGCTTCGCCACCTCGCCAGTGGCTTTCAGCACCGCCGCCTGGTCGCCTTTCTTCGCGGCATCCGCCGCAGCCTGCGCGGCGGCGTTGCGCTGGCGTTCCAGCGCCGCGATTTCGGCGGCGGCCAGCGTCTCCTGCAACTGCACGAGCCGCGCGTAATAGGCCTCTGCATCGATGCGCTTCGCCTCGAACGCCTCCCTGTTCAGCGCGATGTCGCGGCGAATGCCGTCTTCAGCCAGCCGGTCGGCCTGCGCGGCCAGGGTTTCTTCAAGTTCCAGGCGGGCTCTGGCTTCTGCTTCTGCTTTTCGCCGCGCTTCTTCCTCTTTTCGTCTGGCTTCTGCTTCTGCTTTTCGCCGCGCTTCTTCTGCTTTTCGTCTGGCTTCTGCTTCTGCTTTTCGCCGCGCTTCTTCGGCTTTTCGTTTGGCCTCTTTGGATTGCTCTGATTCCTCTGTTTCTCCAGGTAGCGGGGTTTTCCTGTTCTGGCCCGGCTGCGGTTTGGGCGGATTGAGAATGCGCTTTTCGAACGCCTCAAGGTCTGCACGTGCCCGTTTGTTGTCTTCGACCAGCGCCTGCCCAATGGCGCGCACGGCAGCAAAATCGCCGCGCGCGATGGCTGCAGCCTGTTTGGCGCGCGCACTCAGTTCGCGTCCGATGCCCTGGAACACGAAGACCACGTTGCGCCCAAGAATGAGGATGGTTTCCAGCGCAATGCGGATGGCCTCTCCGAATGGCGAAACCTTCTTTTCGGCACCTGCCGCGCTGGTGCCGGTTTCAACCAGGCTTTTGCTGAATTGTTCCAGAATGGGCAAAACAGGCGTCAGCGCCTGCACCATCAACCCGCTGATGCCTTTGTTGAGACGGGTGAGGTTGTCGTTGAATTCCTGTGCGGCGTCGGTGGCTGTGGTGTCGAATGTCACCCCCAGCCGGCGCGCTTCCTCTTCAAGTTTCCGGATGCCTTCTTCGCCCGAATTCAGCAGCGGAATGAGTTCTGCGCCAGACTTGCCGAAAATCTGCATGGCAAGTGCTGTTTTCTGCGCGCCATCAGGCAGCTCTGCAAACCGTCCGGCCAGCGCACGCAATGCGTCGGTCGGGTCGGCAAACTGTTTCGGGTCGATACGCAGCCTGGTAAAAGCCTCTGCGGCCTCACCGCTGCCTTTTTTTGCCTCTTCCAGATTGCGGGCCAGCCGGATCAAGCCGGTTTGCAGTTGGCCGGTAGATACGTCCGCCAGTTGCGCCGCGTATTCCAGTGCAGACAGGGCCTCGCTGGTCGTGCCGACTTTTTGCGCGGCCTTGCCAACGCGATCCATTTCGGCGGTGATGTTTTTAATACCGGCGATGATCGCGCCAGTGGATACCCCGGCAAACGCCAGTCCGATCACGCGGCTCAGGCCCGCAGCGCGGGTATTGAGGTCAGCCAACTGGCGGCGGACGGAATCGAAGGCCGCGCGCGTGCGGTCTTCGCCGCTGATGATGACTTTTGTTTCAGCCATCCGTCCACTCCTCGATGATCTTTTTCCAGCCGCGTTCATCTGCCTGCGCAGCGCGCGCGGCCATGGCGGCAAGCACCAGCGCGGCGCGTTCTTCGCGTTCGATGGCGGCACCGAACCCGCGAAGCTGGGCGAGCGTCATGTCCATCACGTCTCCGAACCGGTGTCCGTGGGAGATGAGCCGCTGGATGAGATCGAACCAGCCACCCTGTCGCTCATTGCCTGTGTGGCCTGGGCGAGAGCGGGCATCACCCGCCGGGCGAAAAAATCTGCATTGACCTCCGCTACCACCCCCGCAGCGCGGGCAAGATCGTCAAGCGCCCAGTCGTCCAGTTCTGCGCGGTCAATCCGCAGGCCGATTGCTGTGGCTGTCACGATGTCGGTGGCGTGATCCGTCAGCATCTCGACGATGTTTGCGCCCGAGGCCAGTGCATCCGCAATCGGGCGGATGGCCGCCATGAATGCGCCCAGCTCGCGCACGCGGATCGGGGTGACCTCGAACGTTCGGCCTGTGCTGAGCGTAATGTTTTGTACAGCAGGTGAAAGCGCGGAAAGATCGTTATCCATGAGTATTATTTTCAGCCCTGGTTGATTGATGAAACAGCACTCGTTGCCAGAATCTCTGCCGCGCGGCCAGCGGCAATACAGCCTTTGGCTGTCAGGTACGCCAGACCGGATTCAACCTCCGGCGAATCGAGGTCGATTTCCGTGCTGGTCTTAAGTTTCAGCAGCAACATGGCCGCGGTCACATCGCCAGCGCCGCTGTAGGCAAATTGCAAAATCGCGGCCATCTCCGCCGTGGTAAACCTGGCGCGGAATTCTGCACATGTAACCAGGCGCGGCAAGGGCGCTGGTGTGCTATCCACATCCGGCGCGTTGCCCTTGGCCAGCCAGGCGGCGTACTCGCGAAATTCATCCAGCCGGTCGTCCGCCGAAAACCGGAATCCGTCCGCATGCCGCGTGATGGTGCCGTCTGAGTGAATCGTGTAGCTCATACGAACGTCTCCGTGTACAGCGTGCCAAAGTCTATGCCGACTGCTGACGCCGTTGCGCCGTTGTTACGCCAGAGTTGCCATGCGAGCATTTGCGTTGCATCAGGCAGGTCTGTGCTGATTTCACCCCGTGCGCTTGCCGGGAAAAACGATACCGCGCCGCTGTTGTCCACGCGAATCATCTGGTAATAAACCTTGTTGTGGTTCGGTGGGCAATACAGCAGCAACTGATACCAGTCTATGTTTACTGTATTGGCAGGCATGCCGGTATCAATCTTGGTCGCCGTGCCGCTGCCGTCGTTGTGCATGATGGACAGGGTCGTTTCACCGGCATCGGCGCCAACGCCGATGATGCCGGTGAGCGTCGATGGATTGACGTTGCCGATTACTGCCGTGCCTGAATACAATCCTGCAAACAGTCTGCTGCCTGAAACGTATGCGGCATCTGAAATGCCAAAGCAGGTAGAAATAAAAAACCCACCAAGATTTGCAGCATTGCCGCGGAAAAATTGCGCGACGTTTACCCGCGCACCCGCGCTTGATCCAGCCGTCGCGGCAGATACGTAACCAATACGCCGGGCCGCATTGAATACGTTGCCGGTAGAAACGTTGCGCGCCGTGGACGTGCCAACCGCGGATGTAATGGTTGGTGAAACAATACCAATTGTTTGTATGGTTGTGCTGTTGCCAGCAGCCGTAATCATCCCCAGTTTGCGAAAGCCGATGTGCGGCTGCATAACGAGCGTTTCGCCAAGGCTGTTCTTGACGAATGGCATTCCCATGCCAGAAAAGTCTGCCGTGCCAAACAACAGGCTGCCAGCGGATGGCGAGGCGAGACCAGGCAGGTCTTGCGCCTTGGCCGTTGGCAAAAGCAGGCTATTTTGCCACTGGATGGGCATGAATCAAGCCATTACCACTACGCGGTAAGCGTTGCTTGCCGGCGCATTGTCGAACACAACTGTCACCGCATTGACGCTGGTGCGGCGCACCTCGGCCAGCACGGTGTCGAAGTTGCCGCTGTTACGGTATATCTCGACGGTCACATCTCGGGTGTTGAGGTTGTGCGTGACGGTGTAGCTGGTGGCACTGCCATCGCCGATATTCTGCGTGAACTGGCGCTTGGCATATACAGAAGATGCCAGCTTGAGCGGCGTGACGATGCGCTGATCATCAGTGCCTGCATCGGTCTCGGCCTGGGTGGCGATTTCCGCGATACCTGCAGAGGTTTCGGTCGCTTGCCCGGCGCTGGAACCGAATACCGTCCAGTTCACCGCGTCAGAACCGAGAGTGAAATTGACGCTGGTCTGTCGGTAGGTGACACCCGCAGATGTTCCTTCTTCAACGGTGCTGGTAGCTTGTTCCAGCTCGTCGGCCGTGTTGGCATCCAGCGCGCGTGTCATGGCCACAGCCGCGCCGTTCCAGATGTAAATGCCGTTTTCCAAAGAGGTGGTCTGTGCCCGCACCAGCACACGGTCGCCCGATGTCATGGTGATGCCGTCGATAGTGGCACCTGGGCTGGATAAATTGACGTTTCCCTGCGTGGCAACGCGGCAGGAGTCTTTCCAGTTGATCCCCTCGATGGCCGCGTCGACATAGGCACGTGTGGCGGCGTCCTGCGCATTGGTTGGGTTGGGCAGGTTGATGATCTTGCGGGCGTTGCCGAAGTCGAGCGTGGTCTGAATGTCGATTGCCATGTTTGAAATCTCCTATGTGCAGATGGCGTAACCAGAGAATGGGTCGTCGAAATACACCAGCGCCTGGTTATCGCTGGCGTGTATCACCTCGGCCAGCGCCTCCCGCCCACCGGTGCTGAATAACTGGATTGCAGGACGCAGCCCGAGATTGTGGTTGATCGTCCAAGTCGAGGCTGGCGTGGCCTGATCGTGCCTGTAATATGCCTCGCTGCCGCTACCGCCGCCTGTTCCTGCAGGGCCGCGCGGCCCAGGCGCGCCGACCAGCGAGACGAGCCCGCTCTGGCCATCGGTTTTTTCCAGCACGCTGACCATGCCATGCACAGTCAAATGAGTATTGATCTGGCTCACAGAGTCACGTCTTTCAATACCCGCACCAACACCGTCTGGGTGCTGCGGCGCGTGCCGCCCGGAAATGTGAACTCGATGTCGAGAGACAGACCCTTGACCGGCCAGCTTTCCGTGTCGGCGTATGGTTTGGAAAGGCGGTATTTGCCTTGCGGCGCGTCGGTGATGGCGGTATCGAGCACGGCTACCAGTGCATCCCCATCGCGCAGGTGGGCACGGATGGATGCGCCGGTGAGGTCTACAGGCGGCCCGCCCGTTTCCTCCAGCAACTGCCCGGCCAGGTCGAAGCTGTCGCCGCGCTTGTGTTCGAAAACAGCGCAGTTCATTCGATGCTCCATGCGCTGCCACGGCGCGGTTCGCCAAACCATTTCACGGCGCGGGTCATGAGCGCGCGCCGCCAGGCGGGCACGCCCTCTGCGCGCATGGCCTCGTTGAAAATATCGGCTGCACGCGCCCAGGTGATCTTTCCAGCCGGATACCACTCGCGGCAAAGGTAATCGTGGATCACCGCGCTGGCGTGGGCAGTGTCGCCCGTCAGCCAGTAGGCCAACGGCAGGCGCGGCACGCTGGCGAAATCGGTCTCGAAGCCTTCCGGCACGGTGATGATACGCACGCTTGCGGATTCAAAGGCAAGCGGCGCAGTCAGCCGCCAGCGGGCGCGGCCGGTGCTTCCGGCCTCTGCGATCTTGTGGACTTCAAGTTCGGTCAGGAACATCGTCACCCCCAGGGTTTATAGCACACGCCGCCGCCTTCGCGGCGGGCGATGAGGTACTCGCCGCGTTGCTGCCCATTTGCGGCGTGACTGATGTGCACCCAGCGCCCGAATTCGTCGATGCACTGGTCGACGGGCAGTTTGAGTTTGCGGACGATACCGATCACGTCTGCCACGGGCACGCCGGGCACGATGATGTCGGCTGCTTCGCCGCGCGTGTGCTGGCTGCGGTCGGAGCCGCCAACGATGCGGTTTACCAATGGCGAGCGAAAGCCGCTGCTGATGACGATGGGCTGGTGCAGCCGGGCGCGCAGGGGTTCGAGCACGTTTGTGCACAACAGCCGCAGCGCCTCGATATGCGTGGCGTTCGGTTCATTGCGCAGGCCCTTGCGGATGGCAGCCTGGCTGACGGTGAATTCGTCGAGGGTGAAGTTTGGCGAGAGCTTCATTGCGGCGCGGCCTCGGGTTGCGCGCAGAGTTTTTTCCAGCCATCGGCACGCGCGGGATCGCCGGCATAAGCGCGCCGCCAGGCGCCCACGCTGATGGCATGGCATAGCGTCCACTCCGCTGTTTCGCGCGCTTCGTCCGCCGCTTGTGCGCTGCGCTGCGCGACTATGGCCTGCGCGGCATCGTAGGTGGCGCAACCAGTCAGAAGCCAGGCAAGAAAAATGGCAAAAAGCGTTTTCATGCGCCGTTTCTCCGCCGGTTATCGGTGTAATCTGCGGCGCAGATGGCATCGCAAAACACCTGTCCTGCTAGGCGCAGGGGTTCATGACACCAGTAGCACACGCCGCAGGGTTCGAGTTCGCGCGATCTGAGCGCAGTGCGGGCGCGAGCAATCCCGGTTTTAATTGTTGTTTCAACAACCAGGCTGGCGCGGTCGATTTCGTCAGGCATTGTCGTTCCAAGGGCTGCTGACACGTTTGAAATGCGCGGCATACACATCGCCGACGCGATATTGGCTCGCGTCCATGGCGTTGACGATGATTTTGATTTCACCTTGCACCTCGCTGCGGTTGTTGATTTCCAATGTGATCTCGACCTTGCTCCGGCAATCAAACGGTGGGCTGATGGCACGCACCATGGCATGGATTCGCGGTTCGCCGTCTGGCCAAAAACATTTCCATGTCATTTCAGTGCCGAAACCAGAAACGTGAGCGCAATAAATGCGATGGCGCTGAGGCCTGCGCAGGCAACCAGAACAGGGTGAGCTTTCAGCCGCCATGTTGTCTGCGTTCGACGATCTGCATGGCCAGCCGCACGCTCTGCCGCAGGCCGATATGCGCTACCATGCCGCTGATCCCGATAAGCCCTAACGGCGGCAGTGTCACGCCAAACACTGCCGGCAGCACTGAATGCAGGATCAGGAAGGTGACGATCGTGACGAACAGCGCCGTCGCGCCTTCCAGAATGCCAACAATCAGGCGCTCCGCCCTCGATTGCATGGCGTACCCACGCAGGGCATTCACCGCCCCGGCCAACAGGCCAACCAGCAGCAACAGGAGCCAATTCTCCGTGCCCGGTGGGTCGATATTCATTCGTCATTATCGCTACCGATCAGGCAGGCAGCCCGTCAATCAGGATTGCTGGAGCATTGGCCGGTTTGAGGATTTCGACCGAGAGCGCGAGTGTGCCGACCGTGGGGTTTTCGCCGCCGCCCTTGAATTGAAACGATCCGGACGGTGTGATGGAGACTGACGGAAAATAATAATCGCGGTTCGTCCCGGATATATTGTTGGCAATAAACCGCATGCGACCTTCTGCCGTGACTGCGCTTCCGGTCGTCAAGCGTGTGCGTGTGTTGGCGGGGCGCGTGTAGCTCACCAGAATGGTGGAACCTGCAGTGATGGTGCCGCCAGGCTGAATGTAGACACGGCCACGGGCAAGGTCGAGCAAATAATCGGTGTTAATCACCTTGGTTGATGTGCCCACCTTGACTGTGACGGCACTGATGGCGCGTACGCCTGTCAGGTTCGTTGGCGACACCCCGATCTGGTAATACCGACCGGGCTGCACGTTATCGATAGCCTCATCTGTGACAGAGCCCGCGGTTTGCGAAACCGTCGCCGAGTCGGTGCTGAAAAAAAGACTGAGGTTTTCGACGCTCATTTCGTCCAGTGTCAGCGTCATCCTGCGATCAACGCGGGTAGCGAACGAGAAATCCTTCGACACCTCGTTCGTGTCGGCATCGTAGTGATCCAGCTTCTGGGCCTCGATGGAAAGCTCGGCGCTGGGCGCGTTGCCGAGGTAACGCTCGCCCATGTAAATGCCGCCAACCAGCGGTTCGAAATACATCTCGCCAGATAAAATGCTGTACTGTTTGGTGTGCGCATGAATTGGCATGGGATTCTCCTGTCAAAAATCTTCGTGATAGCGGGCAACCAGTCGCAACTGGCAGGTGCCGATGGATGATCCGTCTTCACGCGGGAATACGCGCCGCCCCGTGATTGTCAGATCGATGAAGCTGTTGCCATAGGTGTAATCGCAGTCGGCAGGACAAATCGCGGACTGAAAAGATGCAAGCAACGCGTTACCCGGAGTGAGGAAGTCTCCATCAATGGCATTGAAAACACCTTCGACAACATAGGTTTCTGTGACCACATGCGTGGTGCATGAACGCCGTTCCAGTTCGCATTCGATACTGGTTACCGTGGCAAGCGGCAGCGGATGCTGTGGCTGGTAATGCGCATCGCCCAGCTTCACGCGACCGGCCAGCGCTGTGATCGCAAGCAGGCGGTTGCGCAGAAAGTCGGCAACGGTCTGGGCATTCATCGCAACCACCACGAAACCAGATGCCCGTCATCTTCCGCCATGCGATCCAGTGCCCACGCCAGACGCGGCATGGCCAGTATTGCATCGGCGCTGTAGCGGTTTTCGTCGATCACCACCGGCATCCCGCTGGCGAAGCATTCCGCGTCAGCGCGCATGACGGTGATGCGGTCGCGCGCTTCGCCAAGCGCGCCGAATTCGCCAAGCGAATCGAGCCCACGGTCTAGCACGGCGCGCACGGCCTGACCGCCCACGACCAGCCACACGTTGCCGAACACGCGGACAACGGTGGCGGAAAGCCTGGATTCGAGGGCGGCAAAGTCGCGCATGGCCGGTCAGACGTTGAGCTTGATGGCGACGGTGGTTGTGGATGCCGCCGCGGCCTCGATCACGTTGCCGGCCAGCGTGTTGCCGGAGGCGGTGAGCGTGAGGCGCTTGTTGGTGTCATCCCAATAGACAGGCGCGCCCTGCGTCATGTTGTCGGACGCGAGCTTGGGCAGACGCCAGACGCCATCGATGGCGACGGAGCCGGTTTCGCCCGCCGCAAGGTTGACCAGTGACACGCCGATCAGTGAGCCGATCTTGACGCCCGCGCCCGCAGCAGTGGCGGCGGTGGCGGTGTAGGTGATGACTTCGCCGGGCTGGATGTGATTGCTTGCCATGATGTTTCCTTTCAGTTAAGCCTGGGATCAGGCGCCGTTGTTCTTGACTGCGCCGCGATAGTCACGCGGGGCGACGCCGAAATCGAGGCGCACTTTCCACGCGGTGCCGTCGACGGTGAAGCCGTTTTGTGATTCGAGATAGGGTTCGCTGTTGCCGTCGAGGAAGGCCACTTCGAACACCGGCGCATCCATCGGGTCGGCAAACATGTAGTAGGCCGTGCCGGTGAGGCGGGCAGTATCGACGATGTCACGCACCAGACCGCGCACCTTGTTCGCGCGTTGCAGCTTGTTGCTGGCGTCCGGATCGTACTCGCTGTCGTTGACCACGCGCGCGGTGCCGCCAAGCCCCTTGGGGCCGAGCCAGATGGCGGGAACGAGATCGAGGTAATCATTGCCGCCGACATCCTTCTGTGCGGCCATGAGCACGCGCATGGCGTCGAACTGTTCGACCGACGGCGCGGCACCGCTGGCCACGAGGTTGTTGTGGGATGCGTGAAACAGCGGATTGCCGTCTTCGAGCAGCGGGCCGTTGCCGCTGTTTTCAGCCAGCATGGCGTACACGGCGGCTTCGATGGTACGCTTGGCCGCGCGGCCTGCGCCTACGGCGAGGCTGGTGAACGCGCCCAGGTCGTCGTTGATGATGGTCTGGCGGCTGATGTTGATGATGTTGCCGCGCGTGCCGATGGCAACGGTGTCGGATTCGCCATCCGGGATCGTCTTGGTCTTGAATTCGCCCAGTTCGGTGACGGTATCGAGGTTGCCGATGCTGCCGACGCGGTAGCGTTTGTGCGGGCGGAAGTCGGACACCGAGCCGGTGACGCAGAAACGCGACCAGGTGTCCGGCGCGGTGGCGTAGGCGTTCTGCAGGGTTTTGTGCAGCACGTTTTCGAGCAGGATCTGGAAATCGGACGTGCCCTGGGTGAAGGCCATGCCGGCGATGGTCATGCGATCGAGGCCATCGGTGCGGATGCCGGCACGGCTGAGCGATGCACGGGCAATGTCCATGAGGGTGTGCCCGCGCCATGGGTTGCCCTGGTGCTTGGCACGGGTTTCACGGTCGGCCACACCGGCGCGGATCATGATGGCGGCAGCCATGGCTTCGCGGCGCTTGTCGGTTTCGTCCTCCAACGTCACCACGCTGGTGCCAGCAATGGGTTCGCTGCGCTGGCCGATGTGGTCGAGCAGGCGGGCGCGCGCGGTATCGATGGTGACGGCGGGATCATCGAGCAGGGCATCGGTGAGCGCGGGCACGCCATCATAATCTTTGAAACGTGCGCACAGAGCACGGATTTCGGTGCGGCGCGCGGCTTCGTCCTTGAGCGCCTGGGCGCGGATGGATTCGGCGTCCGGCGCGGCGGGGGTGTTGTCGGTAACGGTTTCTGGAACGGACATGGGATTTCCTTTCTGGACGGGGTTGGAGTGGGCAAGAGGCCGCTGAAGCTGACGCGGCGCGTAGTTGATGCGCGCGCCTGGCGCGAGCGCGGCCACGGCCTCGACGCCTTCGGTGATTGCAGTGAAATAACCTTCGGCGAGCGCTTCATCCGCGCTCATCCAGTGGTCTTCGCCATCCGAGAGCAGCGCGCGGATGTCTTCGACGGGTTTGCCGCTGGCGCTGGCGTATGCGCTGACCATGCTGGCGGTGTGCAGGTCGAGCAGGTCGGCGGCTTCGCGCAGCTTTTTGCTGGGGCCGGCGGCTACCGTCCACGCGCCGTGCATCATGTAGAGCGCGTTTTCGGCGATGAGGCGTTCGTCTCCGGCCATGGCGATGTAGCTGGCAATGGACGCCGCCACGCCTTCGACGCGGGTGGTGACGGTAGCCGGGTGACGGCGAATGGCGTTGTAGATGGCCAGGCCATCCACCACGCTGCCGCCGTGACTGTTGATGCGGACGGTGAGGTGATCTGCATCAACGGCGGCGAGATCGCGCACGAATTCGCGCGCAGTGACGGTTTCTTCAAACCAGCTTTCGCCAATGTCGCCGTAGATCATCACTTCGGCTTCGCGCGGGGCATCTGCCCGCGCCCTGATTTCATAGTGCCAGCTCATTGCGGCGGCTCCTCTTTAGGCTGCGCGGGCGCAGCGGGGTTGGGGGAAGGCATCTGGCTGCTGAAGGCCAGGCCGCGTGCGGCGACATCGCGCCGCCACGCGGCAATCTGTTCCAGCACGTCGCGCGGGTTCGCGCCCCGGCGGCGGATGGCCTCTGGCTCGCTGGCAAATCCGGCCTGCACCAGCGACAGCCAGGCTTCCGCTTCGCGCATGGGGTCGATCCACGGCATGGACTGGCCGATGAAAAGTGCGTCATCCTCGCTGTTGGGCACGAGGTCGGGCGGCGGCACGATCACGCCCGAAGCAATGGCGGCGCGGACGAAGTTTTCCCACACCGGGCGCACGAACATGCCGACGAATTCGTCGGTCAGCACGGCGTAGTTCACCCACTGCTCGACCAGCTCCTGACGCTGCGCGGAATAGGTGCCGTTGTAGTCCCGCGCGATGCTGGAATAGCTCGCACCGATGCCTGCGGCAACGGCGCGCAGTTGCCCCTGACGCCAGGCCACGGCGTTGACGTTCGGGCGCTTGGTGTCGATGATGCCCACCTCCTCGCCCGCCCCGAGGTTATCGAGGATGGTGCCGGCTTCCAGGCCGATTTCGCGCGGCATCCGGTTGCCGTTGGCATCGATGGGGCGCGGATCATCGTCGGGGTTGTAGGCGTCAGGACTGCCGCGCCGCACGTACATGGTGAGGCGGGCGGCGAGCTTGGCCGCCACGCGCTCGGATTCTTCGTAGTCGCGCACATCTTCCAGCCGGTTCAGCACGCTGGCGAATTCGGACACGCCGCGCCGCTGGTGCAGACGGTCGCTGTCGTACAGATGCAGTACGCGGGACGCCGGCACGACCCGGTAGCCGCCGCGCGTGGCGGTCAGCCCGTCCTGCGGATGGGTGCGGTAGAAGTGATAGTTGCGCGGCCGCCCCCAGGCGTTGAGTTCGATGCCCTGACGCAGGTTTCGGCCGGGGTCGTCGAGGTCGAGCGGGAGCATGTCCGGCTCGAAGATTTCCAGCGAAAACGGCACTTCGGTGCCGTGATCGAGCAGCGGCACTGCGCCGGAAAGCATTTGCGCGAAGGCCTCGCCATCGCGCAGCCAGGTGCGCGCCATGGCGCGCTGCACCTTGGAAAACGGCATCCGCCACGTCACCTCCGGCTTCATGCACCAGTCGCGCCACAGCTCGCGCAGGCGCGCGGCGAATTCGTCGTGGATGCTGCCGTCTTCGCGGCGCGGCTGCGGCTCCACGCCGATTCCGGACGCGCCGACGATGTTGTTGGTGAGGGTGCGCAGGATGCCGCGCGCCAAATCGTGATTGCGTTCGAGGTAGCGCGCCTGATCGCGCAGCGCACGCGCGCCCTGCCGCACCAGTTCATCCGGATGCCCGCCGCCCTGGTGCAGGATACGGAACCGCGACTCGCGCGCCGCTTCGTAATACGCGCGCGGGGAATGTGTGGCTGACTCCGCGCGGGAATTCGCGCGGGCGCGGGCGCGGGCGAGTGATGACGCTACCGGCATCGTCCGTGCGAGATGTTGATCCCGCCCAAGGTAGGAATGCCAGCCGCGCGGGCTTTTTCAGTGCCGGCCCGCGCTTCCCATTCGCGCCGCCCGGCGCGGATTTCGGCCAGGTTGGCCATGGTGAGCGAACGCCCGCCCATGGCGAACGACTGCCCGGCCAGCACGGCCTGCTCCGCCTCGATATACAGCGCCAGCATGTCGGTTGCGATACTCATGGCGGCGAGTATGGCGGCGCGGATGTCCGGTTTTAAGGGACGGCGTGGACGGGATCGGGGGGCGAAAACCGCGTCAGATGGCGCGGCGCGCGTGATTATGTATTTTTTTGCCCGTTATTAAAAAATTTTATAAAAAAAACTTGACAATAGCGCCAAAGGTGCTATTATAACGACATGGACGCAGCAATCCCGCGAGCGTCCGCAGCCTCGAAGGAGAAGATCATGAAGCTCGGAATCTGGACGAAGCCAAACAGCAACGACACCCGCATCTATTTCAACGGCCTGCACGACGCCACCGCCAACGGCATCAAGGTCTTTGCCGTCGAAAGCGAGGGCGACCGCTTCGAGATCAAGTTCTCCGGAAAGCTCTATACCAGTCAACAGGATTCAATTCTCGACAGGATCGATTTCGAACTTGAAACCATGAACGGCGGCGAGCGCGTGCTTCGCTTTTCCGAGCTGGTGAGGCTCGCAGCATGAAATTCAAAACATGCCAGGTCAACGGCACCGGATGGGCGGCCGTCGTTGAAAACAGCGCGGGCGAACGCGCTCTTTTGAGTGAATACATCGGAAGTAGCCACGTGGCCGCGGTGATCGCGGACAACGAACGCAGATTCCGACGCAGGCAGATTCATGATGCCGCGGCAGAACTACGCGACGAGGTGTGGTTCGCCACCTTGCCGCGCCTCTCGCGGCGCATCACGCGGCGCGGCAGAGTAGTCTGGGAGTCGCAACGATGACCAGCACGGCCGACATGCCAACTCATCCGCGCTTGGCTGGCGCGGATCAACAGCAACCCTGCCGCAGTTCGCCGCGCGAAGTGAAAGGAGAGACCATGAACCATTTTCCAACAGTCGAATCCCGCATCAAGCAGTACCCAGCCTGCGCCGCCATCAACCTGATGGAGTCAGAAAAAGACCTCTACACCGGGGCCGGATGGAAGCTCGCCCGGTTCGAGGACGGCACGCTGGTCGAGTTTTTCGACCCGATCGAGCGGCCGGAAAAAACCGCGCTCGCAGAGGCTACCGCCTGGCTCGCCCGCCACCACGGGCGCAGCGAGACCTGGCTGGTGATGTGCAGTTGCTACCAGCTGTGCGAGCCGCGCCGGATCGCCATCACCGATGCCGCTGCGCTCGCGCACATGGCGCGGGTGTTTGGCGAGCAGTTCGCGCGATGGGAGCGCGAATGAAAAACACGTCCCCCACGCCCGCGCAGGTGCGGGCGTTCCTGAAGGCGCACGGCCTCACCGGCTCGCGCGCCGCCGAACTGGCGGGGTTGTCCGGCTCCGCCCAGGTGCGCAAATACACCGGCGGCGAAAACCCGCACCGCATGAGCTACGCGATCCAGTTTACCCTGGCCGCGAAATGCGTGCTCGATGCCGACACCATCGCCCGCATCGAGGCGGCGATGCCGGTGAACCTGCCAGACGGCTAGACGCGCGTCTCAGCTCTTATAGGGAACTGACTTCTTGCGAACGATGTTGCCCTTGAACATCCGGTATTTGCCGGAGCCAAGCTGGCGCGCGCCTGAATTTTCAGCCATGATGTCTCTCCACTTTATCAACGTAAACGCAGGCATCGGCCGGGATGGATGGGGTTGCGAATCCGTCTGCCGATACCGCCATGAGTGGAACGCCGTCATCGTCTGAAGCGTACCCTCCAAGATAGTCTACACGGGCAAAAGCGTTTAGTCTAAACGGGGTCGGTAAATCTTCCATACGCCAGAAAAAACCATGCACGTCGCGCATGGTTTTGGCGGTTTCGGTTTTTTCGCCCAGGTTGCGAATGTTGCGACCGAACTTGACCAGGAACTCCTTGTAAACCGAGCGCGTGCCCGTGTGGATGGTCGCCCATCGATCAAAGGCGTCGAATGGCAGCATCGCGGGTTTTCCGCCTGCGGCGAGACGGCAGTCCCGAACGAAGGCATCCAGCGTGGGCACAAACGGAAAGCCGAGTTTGAAGTAATCATCCCAGAATCCCTGCTCGGGGGCTTCGCTCACGCCCATGCGGATGATGTTGATGCCGCACGCGAGCGCATGGTCGAGGGCGGCGCGGTAGGTGTGCTCGTGCGGTTCGATGCGCTTGCGGCTGTATTCGATGAATTCGGTTTCGCTGTTTTTGAAGCGCTCGGACAGGTTGGCAATCTGGAAGCGTGAGAGGTGCAGCGGCTGGTGCCAGATGTGGCGCACCCCGGCTTCGGCCAGCTTGCTGATTTCTGCCTCGATGTCATCCCACCAGGGCGGGATCAAGGGATTGAGCCCGACGATGACCATGTGTCCGCACGCTTTCAGCCGCCGGATGAATTCCATGCGCTGTGCGTGTGGCGGGTTGCCTGGTTCGTAGGTGCGGGCGATGGCTTCGCGGTTGGTGGTGAGGCTGACATAGACCAGGGTGGGCGGGCTGTTTTCGATGAGCGCTTCGGCCTCCGGCACGCCGCCGCGCGTCTGGTAGACCAGCCGGAATCCATGACGCTGGCTGGATTCGTGCAGCGCCTGGAAAGTCGGGTAGTTGGACTTGGCGCACGGGTCGCTGTCGTTGGCGGTCATCACCGGGTGGCCGGCCTGCAGGAGTTCGTACTCGATGCAGGTCGAGCCGCGTTCGTACCAGCCGGCAATGCGTAGCAGGTCGGCGGCTTCGGTTTCGCGGTCTGGTTTGTTGAGGTTGGCGAAGCAGTACACGCAGCCGTGCGAACAGCGGTTCATGCCGAAATGGAGGACGAAAGGCGAAATGAGGTATTCGCCCGTGTAGAGGCGGATCATGGCAGGGTCTCCACGAGTTTTGCAAAGGCCTCGGACAGGCTGGGTTTGCCGAGCGTTTTACGGTAGGCCTCGAATTTCAGCCATTGCGGACGGGTGAGGTAGGCCAGCACGGGGTAGATGGTTTTTTCCCTGGACGGCGCGCCCGCTTCGCCGCTGGCCTGCTCCGTATCATCACTGCTCTGCGCCTGGTGGGCGTCGTTCTCTGGTATGTCAGGGCTGCCGGTGAAGTCACCCAGCAGCTGGTCGAGTTCGTCGGCGCTGAACCCGGTGCTTTCAATGTCCCATCCCAACTCTTCCAGCGCGGCGATTTCTTCCGCGAGCAGGGCTTCGTCCCAGCCGGAATTGAGTGCGAGCTTGTTGTCCGCGAGGATGTACGCGC